CCACTTGCTCTTTTTTTACGAGCAGCACAATGGGCTTTTTGTGAAAATCCTTTTGGATTGTCACAGTCTATTGATTTCTTATAATCTTTAGACCAACTCATTTAAAATATAGTTTACTCTTTACTATTTAGAAAACCTTGTTTGAGCAATTTTGAAAGTTCCGAAGTAGATCCAACAAATACTGCATTATTGGTAACATTATTAGTTGTTTTCACAACATCATCTTCAACATCTTTTAATTTCTTTTGGAGATCAATTAATTTATCAGTTACATCACCAACACTTTTGATTAATTGACCTGCAACTTCATAAGCTCTAGGAGAACCACCCTCACCAGCAAGTTCCATAATTCCATTGATTGCCTCTTGTCCCTTTTCAATTAAAGAATACAAATTAGCACGAGTATATTCATAGTCTTTTTTAATATCATCAGATTTGGTGTTTTCGGAAAACTTTTGTACAGATGAAGATTCTTCTTGAACTTCAACTATACTACTCTCTATATTAAGAGTTTTATCGAGATCATCATAATTTGGCATAATTTTTTATCAGATATCAGTTTGTTGTGTTGGGCTGTAAGATTTAGCATCTCCTAGATATTGCCAATCCTCATTAAATCCAAAGTCATCATCAGGTTCCACTAATTGATCATCTACCGATGTTAAACGACTAATAATTAGATTTTTAACATGAAATTCAGCAACAGTTTCATCATATCCTCTTGTTACAAATAATTCCGTTCCAGATGTAATCTCTTTGACATACATTATTTCATTACCAATAGAAATTCTATCTCCTTTATTAAACGCTGAAGTGCTTACCACAGATATTCTTTGGTCTGTAGGTTGCAAATCTTCATTTAAAATTCCTGAACTATCATTATTATAGTCAACTCTTGCTTGAGGAGTTACAGTATACCTCATCTCTCTCTTTGCACTTATTCTGTCAGTGCTTCCATAAGTATCAACAATAACCTTACGGATAAGACCTTCTTGATTATCCGCAACAGGACCAAATAAGTATGTTTTTGCAGTAAATTGTAATGTGTATATTAATGCTCTTCTAGTTGAAAAATCGCCCTCGTAGTCATCTTGAAATGAAACACTATTTAAAACAATTGGAATATCTCTTTTTTCGCCAATAGATTCAACTAAATCTATTGTTAGATTAAATGCAGGTTGAAAATAAGGTAAAATTTGCTCTACAATTTGTAAAGCATCATCATTCAATTTACATAAAATACTTAATTCAAATCCAATGTTATATGGGACTGGCATAAAAACTTTTTTTAGTTGTGCGTTTGAACCAACTGCTTTAAAAGTTTGGGTTATACCAGATTTTCTTGATGAATCATATTCAATTGATACCATTTCAAAGGACATTCTTGGTAGAGTAGTTTGAACTGGTTTGTTTAAATTTGATTGCTGCTCAAGTCTAGCTAAAAACTTTTGTGTTGGACCATATGCCAATGGAACTCTCATTTCAGAATAATCTGCTCCATTAGCATCTTTATGTTTAATGTAAATTTGATTAAATAAGGTTCCGAAAGCGATGATCGTCTTTCTTATTATTTCGTGATAGTAGTAAGTTCCTAGCATTAGTAATTACCAAATGGATTTGATTCTGTAAAGTCTATTAAAAGATCTGCCTCTTCTTCAATTTCATCATTTTGTTCGTATTTATCATCAAACTTTGCTGTAACCACATAAGAAAGACTGTATCTAGCCAAAGAAGATGATCCAACGAGTATATCTCCTGAAACAAAATCCCCATCTGTAGTTCCAACTTTAAGAACATTAGTGTCTTTATCCCAAGTTTTAACTCTTGCTTTTGCTCCAGAAATAGATCCTGTTACAACTTCATTTAACCAATATGTGCCAACGCCAACTGTGGCTGCTGTTCCAACCGTGATTGTTGGGGCATTAAAAAATCCAGATCCAGCATCTACTAATCTAATCTCACTTATTGTTCCAGCTGCACTTACTACTGCTCGTGCTATCGCTGGAATATTGGGAGATAATGCTGGTAATCCAATAGAAACGTTAGGAGCAGTTGAATAACCAACACCACCACTTATCAAATTAATTGATACAATTCCTTTTTTATCAGTTACAATACCACAAGTCGCTGCAGCTCCACTACCACCGCCACCAAGAATTGTTATTGTTGGTGCAATTGTATATCCAGCTCCGGCATTTATCATTAAAATTTCTTCAATAGATGTTATTCCATTTCTAGTTGTGGTTATAGCTACAGCACTTGCATTTGTGCCACCAGTTGGTGCTTGTGTAATTACAACTTCTGGTTCGCTAGTATATCCTGAACCATCATTATTTAAAAATATTTTTCTAATATATCCTGTTCCAACTGTTGATGTTGCAGTTGCTTGAGTTCCAGATGAAAATAATTGTAAAGAAGTGACATATCCTTGATTGACTAAAACGGAATCAATTTCTTCCGTTGTCGTATTAACATTATCCCATCCACCCATTTCGTCTTCATATTCAAATAATTCGCACTTTAATTCATAAACGTAAGTTTTTCCTAATTGATAAAAAGGTTTTTCATGCTCTACAAATTTAACTTCAAATATTCTTTGCCCAAGGGGAAAATAAACTAAATCTCCTTCTCTAGGTCTAGATGCTAAATTAATCTCTTCTTCACTGGCACTATTTAAAAATGTAGATATAAAATCTTCAAATCTTTCTTTTGAAATAGTAATTAGCAATTCATCTCTTAAACTCATTCCAAATTTTGTTAGTATATCTCCTGCTCCTCCATACCCGTCATAGGTGTTTACATAAGCTTCAATAGCATAATTATCATCAAATTTTGAAGATACAATTTCTCTAATTATTGTATTTTGCCTGACAATTTTTCTTGGTATATAAATTACTTCTACACCATAAATTTTTAGTTGTTCATTAATCAACTCTTGGACTAATCTTTGTTCTCCAGCAGAACCTTGTAGAAAAAATGGATTAAGTGCCATTATCCAATAAAATCGTAGGGTGGAAGTTCATAATCCATAGACATTCTTTGTCTTATTGCCTCTAGCTCTCTTTCAGCATCTTCATAAAGTTCTCTACCATTTAATTCAATTCCTCCAGGCAATTTAACACCTCTGAATTTAATTAAATTTTGTCCCCATTGACGTTTAATTAAAGCAGTTAAATACCTTTTTAAGAAACTATCATTATATACATTTGTAAAAGTATTTGGATCTAGAATTCTATAACAATCTAAAACAATAAATTTATCTGGAGTTTCTGATCCCCAATCTATATCCAAATATAAACGATCTTGTCTTTTATTAAATCTTACTTGCTTATCTGTGGTCAATAGAAAATCAATATCCTCAAGATAAGTTTTAACCATAGAATATTGTAATAATTCTACAGAGTTAAAATAATAAAGATCATTTAAGAAAAGTTGATATTTAATACTAAACATTCCACCAGAAATTGAACTGGTGTCAAATTTAAATACTTTTTCTATTCCAATTATGGAATCCGGTACTTGGATAAAATTGGAATTTTCATAAAAATATGAAGTTGTAGTTCCATATCCACTTATATTTGTAGATGTGGCACTTGTGGTTACAATTCCAACTCCATTAGTATTTTTTGCCTTCCCTCTATTAATATCTTCTTGAGAAATTTTATATTTCAAATACATCCTTTCAACACCGTCAAAATGACGCTCTTGAAATAACTGCAGTGCATCATCAACAAGATCGTCAATTTGGTCATCATCTACATTAATTTCTAATACTGGAGCACCTAAACGCCTTAAACAATAATCTATAAGTCCCTGGCGTGATGAAGGTTTTGCCATTAGAATTCCCCAGAATTTAAATTATCCGCTGTTTTTGAAGAAACTTTTTTGTTTTTTGACTTTAAATTTTCAAGTTCATCATTTAATTCATTAACTTTAGATGTTAACGCTTCAATCAACTGCTTTGATGATGCTAACTTTGCTTCCAAAGCAATAACTTGAGAAAATAAATCAAAAGATTTTTGTTGATATGTAATGATTAAAGTCTTGTAGTCGTTTTCATTCATAATGATACAAAAATAGGTAGGATTACTCCTACCCATATTTATAATTTATTTATTGGTCTTAGAAAGATCCACCATCTACAGTTATATTTTCCAAGAATCTTTCAGATCCACTGCATGAGATGACTTGTGATGTTCCTGCACAATCAGTAACCCATAGAGACCCAACCTGAAGATCTGCATATGATGAAGATGTAATTATACTACTTGATTCTGTCAAATCTGAACTAATAACAACTCTTGATACAGAGTCATCCCAATAAATACCAGCCTTTTTAGCCGATGAATTGTAGTAGTGGAATAGGATACCAACATCAATATTTAAATCTGATGATGGTGGAACAAGTGATCCTGCGCTATTTACGAGACCAACTTCAATTAAACTATCTTCAACTTTTAATGTTTCAGTATTAACTTCAGTTGTTGATCCTAGAACATATAAATTACCAGAAACAGTTAAATCACTAGAAACTCCAACATTTCCTGTTGTCGCAGACAATGTAATTGCAGTAGTTCCATCACTTGCTTTAATATCATTACCACCAACAGTTATATCTCCACCAATTGTAGCATTTGTACCGGTTACAAACTGTCCGGTAACTGTTGCAATTCCTGCTACAGAAATGTTTCTTGCAAATGTTGCATCTCTTCCAGCAAGACTAATAGTATTATTTGAATCGTCTTGACTTCTAATGCTATTTGCAATTACTTTGGACTGGAATGATACGTCACCATTTCCAAAAATAAACATTGCATTAGAACCACCACCAGCTTTAATAAATGAAGTTAAAGCTGCAGGACTACCAACACTTAATACACCAGATGTTTTTACTTCACCTGATGATGGGTTAATAGATAATCCAGCACCAACTCTTACAGTTTCTCCTTCCTGTCCCCCAAAAGTATCAACAAAAGGTACGAAGAAATCTGAATTTGTTGAAGTCGCAGTGGTATCTATTGTTTGTGATCTGGTTGCAGTTGAAATTGTACCAGTGATTGAAGCAGTTAATGTGCCCTGTACTACTACATCGCCAGTAAATGTTGCATGTTGTGTAGTAAATGTATTTGTTCCAGGATTATAGAAAATACCATCATCAGTATAGACAGTCTCATTGGTTGCAGAACCGTTGTTTGAATCTACAAAGGTTAAGTGATGCGTGGCATTTAAATTACTTGCAGTAACAGTTTTAACTTGGTCTGCAGATGATGCATTACCATAAAAATTGGTTGCAGAAACTGAATTATCACTTACAGTAACACCAGAACCAACAGCGAGGCGAACTCCACTCGCCATAGTTGTGGTTCCAATTGCAACCCCATAGTTAAATCCAAATGCATCAGTTGAGAATCCAAGAGTTCCACTCTTGAACCACATTAACTGCTTATAAGTATCAGGAAGTGTATTAATTCCTGATGCAGTGAATGAAACTAATGGACTTCCTTCAGTAGACGCAATTGCAACACCAGCGTGATTTGCTGTATTATCGTTTGGAGTAATTGATGTTGTGTATCCAAGAATAATATCTTTGTTTTCAATATAAACATCTTCACCACGAAGAGTAATTGAGGTTCCACCAACGGTTACGTTACCATTTACAGTTAGATTATTCTGAATCGTAACTGCATCATCGATAATTGTTTGCCCACCGGCAGAATTAATGGTTAAATTTCCAGATACAGTATCAATTACATTTGTACCATTGATACCAATCTGTACTCCATCAAGTACGGCACCGGTGGATGCAGTTACAATACCTGAGAAGTTACCGTGTCTCCACTGTCTTGATCCATCTCCAAGATCATAGGTTGCAGTGTTATTTGGGAATAGACCAGAAATAAATTCACCACCAACATTAATATCATCTCCGCCACTATCACCAAGATTAATTGTACCACCACGGAAAGTTGCTATGCCAATAAATTCAGACTGTCCACCAACAAATAGATTACCAGTGATTGTTGTTGCACCACCTACTGTTAAATCACTAGTGATAGTGGATACGCCAGTAACTGCTAAAAGACCACCAACATAGACATTTTTTTCAACACCAATACCACCTTCAACAATAATAGCACCGGTATCTTTTGAAGTTGATTGAGTAGTATTACTGAATGTAGTGATTCCAGAAATGTCTACATCACTGTTAATATCTAGATAGTCTGTATTAAATGTTGAGATCCCCGTAAATATTGGGTCAGCAGATCCACTTCCCCAGGTTAAGTTTCCATTACCATCATTTGTTAGAACGCTATTTGATACTCCCTGAGTCCCTGGGAAGTAATAAGTAACAATTCCTGCAAGAGAATCTGGTGATGCTAGAGTAACATAACTATCGCCAGAGGAAGAACCTTCAACTAAATTTACGCCACTACCTTTTGAAGCAGTCTCTCTTTTCCAATATCTATGTGAACCAAAAAATTTATTATTTGCAGAGTTACTATCTAAACCAATATAAAAATCATACTTATCCGTCGTAAAACCAGGTTCACCTGCTTTCAGAGCTGGAAGATTACTAAAGGCACCTCTCTTAAACTGTAATACGGGAGCAGCCATCTCTTAATTTTTACCTTTTATTTTATTTATTTAATTTTTTTATTATCTAAAAAGTTCCAGCATCATAAGATTCATCATCAATATTATCTGCTAAATCTAAAATTTGATCTGCAGGTACATGAATATAAGATTGAGATGCAGAATCATACATTAAAAAAGTTCTATTTGCTCTAGCAGTTGTATCAACATCAGTTGCCATTTGTGCTAGTGGTCCAGTTGTAACTGCACCAGTTGATGCAATTCTAACTGCATTTTGTTGACCTACTCTAACTCTAATTTCTGCCATTAGCGTGTTACTCCTTCTCTAACTAAAACCATTCCTTCCACAACTCTACTCATAATATTATCTGGATCGGTGAGAACAACATCATAAACATATCTACCTGGTTTTAATGATGATGTTGATGTTGTAGTTAGTCCTATTTTTATTTGTCCCGCAGAAGCATTATGAATGGTAGAATTAAAAGTAGTCACACCAACTGCAGCTGCATGTTTTCTCATTTGAGACTTAACAGAATAACCAGTTAAGTTCAAAACAGAATTTGAATTGACATCCTCTAATGTAAAAACCTGCTCAAAATCAACACCGGCATTTACTACAAGATTAGTAACATAAACTGCCATTTTTTAGTTAGACTTTAAAACTATTTATGCTATACCAATCCCTTGGCAAACGAAGATACAACTTCTTGCTGTCTTAAATATAACTTGAAATATGCTTTTGCAAAAATTTTAAGTTCTTCAATATTCAATTCATCAATTATTCTCGCATATTTTTCATATTCAAACATTTTATCTATTGATTCAAGTTTAATTTGATCTGGATCCATTGATAATCTCCATAAGTAATGATTTTATTTCATCAATATCTTTTTTCAATTCTTCTATCTCATCCTTTTGTTGTTTTTTATCAGATCTCAATCTAACATATTGATTATATTCATTGGTATCAATATTTACAATAGCTCCAGATTGGTCACGATACAAATTCTTGTGCCCATCAACTCTTTGCATATTACGCAAGTGCAATTACTCTAAAGTCTTTAAGTCTTGGGGCATATGCTTCATTTGTGCCACTCAATACAATTTTGATTGTAAATCCTGTAAATTGATTTAAATTATCAACGCTAAATTGATATTCTCTAAACTCATTATCTTGACTTGCAGGCACAAATGTATCAGATCTACCACTATTGCGAGTAGAATCTATAATAGTATCTCCAAATCCATCACCATTAATATCTTTTAGGTTATCATAACCTGGGAATAATTCAAAAGATTGCTCAACTTCAGAGGAATCTGCTCTAAACAATTGATAAAGAACTCTAAAGTCTGCTGATGAGTGCCTGTAAGCACCTACAAGAACCTTTAATGAAGTTGCTGGTTGTTTTAGATTTACTCTTCTTGTGACGTATACGGAGGCATGTGGATCAAATCCAACCACTAAATTAGATCTTCCATCAAATGCATAATCCGTAATTGGTTTATTGATTCTATTTCTAATAAAATCAATTGTTGTCTTATCAATGTTAATAGTAGGTGAAAGATTTGGATCTCCAGAAACCATAGAAAGACCGATTGTGAATGATTTATTCTTTGGTAAGGTAGTTAATCTTGTCGTTTCATTAATTCTAGATGCTACTATTCTTGTAGAAGATAATTCATTTAGATTATTAATTTCAACGGATTCGTATCCTTGGTCAATGAAAGATACTTCAGATCCATCTGCACTAGTTCCAGAGACCGTTCTAATTGATGCTGAAATTGTAGTATCTTCACCTGGAGTGAATACAGTAAATGCTGGATTTATTGCATTATATTGAATATTCTTACTAGCAAATACATTTGATCCACCAAGATAATTTTCATCAGTAAAACTAAGTTGACTGTCACCTGTCGCTCTTGATCCTGAACGATCAATCTGCAGATAATATCTATCGAGATCTTTTAAGGAAGATAATGTGGCATCTGAAGGCATATTATGTTGAGTATTAATTCTAGTTAGAGATACACCATTTAGTTCATACTTATAAATTTTATCACCAATATTATGAGTTCTCTTCAATGAACTATCAACGCCGCGTGTTCCTATGCCAAGAGTTCCAGCTCCTGATGCTCCAGCAGTAATTGAATTATAATAAATGATTTCATTATTAACTTTTAAATATCCCCTTGAAGTTGTAATACCTTCAAAAGTTCCAAAGATTGATGTATTAGCAACGGAAATAGTTGTATCACTTAAACCAATAGCAGCATCTAGTACAGTTGGAATTGTATTTGGATCTACATTTGCAATAGTTATGACATTATTGTCCGAATGCATTCCATGACTATATTGAGTAACCTCAATAACTCTACCATCATACAGTGAATCTATCTGTGAAGAAGATAAAATATCAGTGTTTGCATAAGAAACTGCTGTATTTCCATTGTATACTACGAGATCTTGACCAGAGGTAAATTCTTCACCTTGAACATTAGTTAGATATAAGGTATCAAATCCATCTAAAGAGCTAACTGAAATCTCAGCATTTGATCCTTTAATAACATTACTTGTAGTAATTCCAAGAATATCCCCAACAACATATCCATTTCCTGCAGATGTGATTGTGGGACTTCCTGAAATGACACCACCAGAAACTACAACCGTTGCTTGTGCTCCAGTACCAGAACCGGTAATTCTATACAATGGAACATTGGTATAAGTTCCATCAGCGTAACCATCACCAATATTTCTGGTTGTTGTAGTGGATAATTTACCACCAATTCTTTCAATATAACCAGTAGGAGAACCAGAGGTACTATCACTAACTTTTCTACCAACAACAAGAATAGAATCCATCGTTGTTGTGGTTGTGATTCCAACTTTTAATTTTCTTGGTAAGGTTCTAATAGGATTTTCAGTTAGATTGCCAATATTAGAATCATTTGATACCAAGTTTGGATTGTAAAAATATGCTACAGCAGGATTATTAATATTGGTTATGAATTTTGCCTTATAAAGTCTAAATGTCATATCTTCAAATTGATTTGCTGTCCAAATAGTTCCATTCTGAGATTTAAATAGACTTCCACCAGTATATTGTTTCCCTACAACAACACTTTCAGCGTCTGGTAAAGTGCTTGTATTGATTGTTTTTTCACCCATTCTCGCAATCCATACTTCATATTGATCTGAAGATGGTGCTAATAATACAAGAGCATACTCTGTATCGGGAGATAAGTAAATTGGTGCTGGGAAAGTTATTCTAGTTGGAACTGATGCATCAGCAGATGTTCTTATCTGACTTGGTTCAAGAACAACCTGTGCATTTTCATCAACCAGATCTCTAGTTGGAGTTCCAAGTTCAACAGTTCTAATTTGAGCTGTTAACTTTTCATTTTCATCCTTATTGGCAAAAAATACATCAACAGAAGTTAAGAAAGCTCCAGTTTCATCTACAGTAAATGATTGTGCAAGAGGGTCATAAAAAATTGTGACTCTACTTTGCTCAAATACTTCTAAAATACCACTTGTTCTGTATGTAGTTTCTGCACTACTAATTAAAAGACTTCCTGGTAAAGGAGTTTGATTTGTTGAACTTGATGTTAATTTAAACGTTGATGTTCCAGTTGTAAATCTTACAATTGGTGGTGGTGATGCAAGTGGATTTCTAAAGAAGAAGCATCCTAACGTATCTCCATAGGTATCACTTATCAGTCTTATATTAGAAACAGATGCTTGAGCACCACTTGTTTCACCGACAAGAACAGTTCCTGTAGTAATATATCCACTATATTTTCCAAGAACTTCTTCGGATAATGAATTGACATCTATATTTAAAACTGATGAAGATGCGGAATATGAAGATGGTAATGTAACTGATTTATTATATGGATTTAAACTGTAAGTGGTTGTTGGTGAATTTAATGCGCCAGTTTTGTGATTTGGTTGGGCGATTCTAGCTGTAAATATATTTTCTGATCCAATAAATCCTTTTACAGTTTCTCCAACTAAAAATACCCCAGAGGACATTGTGATTTCAATTAATTTTGGAATGATATCTATTCCACTACTACCGTCAAAGAATGGATAATATCTTGTAAGTGGTTTTAAAGATACGGATTCAAATTTAACATTTCTGGAACGAATATAAACTTCTGGTTGTGAAGAAATCTTGATAGTTTCTACCCAAGATCTTTCTGAAAAATGACCCGTTGTTCCTCCAAAGATTCTTCTAGATCCTCCATCAAGAGTAATAGTTCTTACCCAACTATCGGATGATGGGGTTAGTTTTATGTTTCCCTTCCATTCAATCATATTAAATGGATTTACATTTTCAACTCTAGAAGCAAGTGGTTGTTCTAACCATTTTTTCTCAGTATAATTTAATGTAATTAAATTTCCAGTTTTTCTAACATTAGAATCTAATAACTGAAGATTAGATGAAAAATCTGCAGTATCTGTATTAATTGAAGGTTCCAGTGCAATTTCTGGTTTTAATGAAAATGCGTCTGTTGAAGTAATTAATTCACTATTTTCAATATCAATGGATACAGTTGATAAATCGGAATCCAATCTTTGATTATCTTTAAAATCATCAACAAAGAATCCAGATTTAAATCTATCTAAACCATCAGCATCTCTAACTTGCAATGTCTTAGTATCAAGTTCTAGTAAAGATAAAGAAGTTAAAGTTTCTAAAGTTTCTACTCTATCTTCTATCTTACCAATGTCTCTCATAGTATATCTTCTATTGTCTATAAGAGTAATTTTTGCATCTTTTGTATTGTAGAGATATGCTGGCAAATTGATGGTTGCCAGATCCATTGCTTCTTCTACATTAGTAGGAACTTTTGGATTTAATGCTGATATTCCCTTAACTACACTAAAGTTTCCTAACTTATCAAGAACTACTTTATCAATTCTTGGTAAATAATAATCGTAACCAATTAAAGAACTCTCCAATGGAGTTAATACTAATGGTGGATTAGTACCAGTCGTTCCAAATGTTCTACTCCCAAATGCAAATGGTGATGAAGTTGTGGAGTTAAATCTAGCAACTCTTGGTCTAAAGTCAAGCGTATCTGAAGATCTTAAACCATTTGATAAGTATGGGATATCTGCTTTAAATCTTTCTTCATCATAAGAATTAACAGTATAAACATCTCCAAGATCATTTGAAGGAACATCATAATAATCAAATATTGCCAATAATTGATATGTCGGTATGTAAGAGTCACTTTTTCTTACTAATCTTGAATAATCATAATATTGTTCCTTCTGACCCTTATCTAAAATATACTGATTAGTAACATTCTGATAATTTCCAGAATTAATTACTTGAATTGTTGATTTAATATTAGATTCTTGAAACTCTGCAATTTCACCAACAATAAATTTATTTGAATTCAAATAAACTATTTCAACCACTGTACTTGAAACTCTGGTCACAATTTGTGCAAGAGATCCACTTTCCTTCCCAAGAATTTTTTCCCCAAGAATTGATGATGTGTTTAAATTTAAACCTGATGGAAATTGTAAAGAATCTAATGTTGGTGCCGATGAATTATAAGACTCATATACTGCTAAAACTTTTACAACATCTGGTAAATTTAAACAAATTTCCTTGTCTTGAATTCTAGTTCCATAGTATACACTAGTTGACAATCCACTTAAAGAGGTTGAAACTCCTGAAGTAGTTCTGTCAATGATTAATTTTTCACTTCTGACGTAATCTTTTTGTTTTTCTTTAATGCCATTCTTTCTAACAGTAGTATTTACCGTAACATTAGAAATCTGACTACCAGTTAATCCGGATAATGTAATTTGAGATCCATTAGATGTAAGCGTAAATTGATCGGAAGTTAAATTTTCAATACTTCCATCGGAATAAAATACTGAATATCTTTCAGCATCAAAAGATTCAAAGAATGCGCTTGTTATTCCAGTAGATGCAACATTCAACGTCATTGATCCAGAACCATTAGTTGTCTGTTCTGTTAATTGACTATTGACCAATAACGTTGATTCTGCAAGATTTACCGAAGCGACATTATCTGAAGAAATTTTGGCATATAATCCACCAGCATCTCTAACTAATGGATTTGCTACAGAAAATGTAACTGATTGAGTAGATGATGGTAATCCACCGTTACAAACTCCATAAACACTACTAATTCCAACTAATGTTAATGTAAGACCATCATTGGAAACTGCAGAAACTCTATTATAAGTCTCCGTACTTAATCCAGAAATTTGATATCTTATAATTGAGTTTTCTTTAATTCCAGTTGCTGCAAAGTTACGACCAGGACAAGTTGCAGTTCCACCGGAGGTAATAGTAAGTCTATCAGTTAAACTAAAGTTATTGGGAAGACTCTTTTGAAGAACAGTGTCCGCAACAAAATCTACTTTTAGTTCTGATGTTAATGATGTTGAATCCTGATAGACAGATTTTACATCTTCAATTCCATAAGTAGTAACACTTACAACCGATCTAGAAATTTCTGTTGTTTCATTAATTAAAAGTTGTTCTCCAGCGATAAATGTCCCTGAAGTTTGGATTAAAGTTAAACCGGTTCCAGATGGACTTTCTGCTGCATAACCGGTAGCTCCACTACTCACACCCCTAATAAAAGAAGTTTCGGGACATGTGACCGATGAAAGAGATTCATTAACTGTTAGAATGGTGTAGGTCTGAACATCAAATAAATATAAATCCCATTCTGTAGACGGATTTGAGTATGAAGCGTCAGTTAAGTTAAAAGAATAAATTCTTGCTTTTCCAATAAGTGTTCCAGTTCCACCAGTTGTAGAACTTTTTCTTTGATTGTAAAGGTTAACAATATTTGTATTATTATCAATTCCAATAAATGGTGTTCCAGAAACGTTATTGACCCTCATTAGGGTTCCAAATTCAAATGGAATCAATGCTGATGATACCGTTTCTTTATCTCTTGGTTTTTCTACATCTAAGATAGTGGTCTGTGTAGAATCAATATCATATCCTCTAACATAAGCTTTTCCTGGAGAAATCATTACCTCCATCAAGTTTTCTGATGGAATTTTTTCTTGTTGAGTTGATTGACCAGGAAAATATACGCCATCATTAGATTGCCTATCATTTAAAGATTCTTTTATTTCAATGCCAAATTGATTTACGGAGTAATCTCCTGATTCATCATATGTTCTTTGTGCAAAATAATCTCTTATATAGCTATATTGAGTTTTATTTTGAATTTTTTTAATTTCACCATTTTCAATTCTTATTAGTTCAATGAATGTTTTATCGGTGAAATCTGATAGTAACTTTTTAGACAGTTTTGCTGTTATTTTTAATCTATCTGCTCCAGGAGCAGCATAGTTTGAAAACCCTTTGGCATTATCATATAGTGTATTATCATCTTTTGCCGTTACAATTTCTTCTAAAATATTTAAACCAACTCTGTATGAAGAATCACTTCTATATGCATCTAATACAATCTTGTCTTGAGATATATCTACAAATGTCCCTCTAATAAAATATACACCTTCACCAATTGCAACCGAAGTTCCAACAGAGGTTGCATTTTGTGAAACTAAAGTTGCTACAGTGTCTCCAGCATTTACAGTTGTGTTTCCATATATAAAAGATTCTTGAGTAATTAAAACTTCGCCATTAGTAAATTGAGCAATTTTATTATTATTACCAGATTGTAAATATTTTACAAATAAGGTTAAGTCAGTAATTCCTTCAGACTTGGATTTTTGCAAATACTTATCTACTACGGCAACTATTCCAGAAGTTTGACCTGTTAAACGTTTTCCTACTAATTTATCCAAATATTTATATCGTGATTGAGCAATAGATAAATCTATACCCAAATGATCTGGATTTAATTTTACAGAATAATATTGAGAATCGTAATTTAAATTTCCAGGGATCACCATTGATCCCTCTTTAAAGATATGACTACCAAATGATTCTACTTGATTTTGTAGAATAGACTGTAAAGTAGTTAGTTCTCTTGCTTGAACTGGATATCCTGGTTTAAATAAGACTCTGTAAAAGTTCTTATACTTATCAAAGTCGTCATAATAAGGACTTATATTTAAATTCGTTTTCTGTGGCATTTCTTAGAATTCCAGGATGATTTTAACGTCTTCTTTTTGTCTAGAATTTCTAGATATTTCAGGTCTATTATCAATGTAAATTATATCTCCTGATCCTTTATTTATCTCAGGATTGGCAACTCCATTTGTAAATTGAGTGCCGAGTGAAATAATTTTATTTCCACTTGGGTTGGTAGTAATTCCCGTAAATCCAGTATCAATTGATCCAGAAAATCCAGCGTTACTAGTAACAGCATTTGCGCTAGATGTAAAGTCTAATACTTTAGAATTTGTAGAAACTCCAACATAATCTGTATTATCAAATGATGTTTGGTTCAAGAAAAGAGTTCTATCTTGAAAATATTTAAGAACACGTGTTTCTGTATCATAAGATGCAACATATCCCTTTGCTGTTCCACCAGTTACAGATTGGAATATCGTATCTCCACTATTTACAGTCCCACTTGACGAAGAAAATTTAATGGCACCAAGAGATGAAAATTGATTTTCTGTAAATACTGTTGTTGACCCAATGGAAGTTGGATTTTTTACAATTCCTATTTGTGAAAAACTAGTATCTGATGGAAAATCTTTAGTTGAGTCATCAAATCTTGCATAAACTAGTACTTTATCAGCACCTAATTCACGATAAATGTCATATCCATGACCTTTAGATGGAGGTATAATTGGTATTAATTTTGCTTTAGTTGAAGAATTTGCATTGATAGATCCAAGATCAACCATCGCATAGGTGTAATTTTTCCCACCTGAAGAAACTATAGCACTAGTTATTTTTCCACCAACAACATCAACAATAACCTTTCCACCATTTCCATCTCCAACAAGATTTAATTCTTGTCCTAAACCATTAGAATACCCAGCACCCTGATTATCAATATAAATTTTCTTTATTTGATTTTCATTTACAGATGAATCACCATTATCTCTAACAGCAGCTATTTGTGCGTTTGTTGACGTTGACCAATCATTTGGGACAGTAATATATTCTGTAGAGTCAAATTTTATAATGTCACTAGGTGTTACTGTAAAAAGATATTTCCAAACATATCCATCTCCACTCACTCCAGCACT